CCATCTGCATGGAGTTGTGGTCGAACGACAAACGGAACACGCCAGCCTGATCCAAGAGCCGCCACAGAATTCTGCGACCGCGCTTGTTTCCCATCATCCACTTCAAATCCGTTTCCTCGTTCTCTTTGGTCAGTTTGGCGCGCAGGTCTTTGTCTGCCTTGTCGCGTTCCTGACCTTTCAGATCGAGCGGATCGTAATTCGTCACATCAGAACTTTATCAATCCATAAATTGATATGGGTACCGTCAATACAAAGCGACATAGTTTGCAGCAGCAGTTGTTCCTGTACTCAATACCTTTGTGCATCGAATAGGAAAAATGATTGTTGTTGTTCCGTGCCAATTGAATGTGCAGTTGTCACCGTTAGACATTGTCACAACTACGGCGCCAGCGGCGCTGTGCGTAACTAGCAAGCCTCTTGTCAACGGAAGAACGGTTGAATCGCTGATCGTTACAGCGGCTGCGTAATCGTATGAATTGGGTTGACTTGCAAGTGACAGTGATGCTGGGATTGCCATGATTTATTCCTTATTGAGGGCCGTATAAAACGGATGAGAAGTTGTTGTTTTGTTCTACTTTGCTGATTTCCATGTCAGTAATTTGAAGTTCAATGCATGTTTCTTTGCCAATCATCAATTCGTATTCCGTGTTTGATGTGACAACTGCCTTGGCGGTGATCATCATCACAGTTCCAACCTTTGGCATGACGCTAATACCCAACTTCGCAAGTTGATCAGATTCAAGTTTGATGCACAAATCTTCTGGATACTTGGGTTCATCCATTTCCATTTGACCAGGCATTTCTTCCATCTCTGGTTCGCTTTTCATGTTAATCATTGGCATTGTTTGTTCCTTAGACTTGACTTGGTGACGGTGATGAGTAACCACTGAACTGATTCATTACATCCATCAAAGCATTCTGTTGACCGCCACCTGTTGGTGACTGAGCAAGATTCTTTGCGGTGGCTGATTGTTGTTGCATCATCGCAGCCTGTTCCTTGGCAGCCATTGCCTTGTTGCGGGCATCGCGGATCAGGGCAACTTGCTTGCCAGCAACGATCAGGTTTGGATCGACGCCAAGCATGTCGCTATACGATTCTGCCCACTGATCAGAGTCGAACTTGTCCAACACATCTGGCTTCATCTGTGCAATGGCGCCGAGATTGCCAACGAATCGGTCAACGCTGTTAGTTCCAATTGCGCGCTGTGCTTGCGCCAACATGGACACGAACTCGACGCTCAAGTCCATCCCTTGCAGTTCTGGTGGCGCTGGAGGAATCATGTTCGCTTTGACCATGTTCTCAAATGTGATGTCAATCAACGGATCAAGTAGTTCGTTGTGGAGACGCTCTAGAACTGGGCCGAGCATCAGCAACTTCTCTTCATGGCGTTCCGCTACCTCCGTAGCAGTCATGCGAGTGTCTGTAGCGTTTGCCAGCATTAGGAACAGGTCTGCATAGAACGCACCGCGTACGCGCTCGCGCACATCCTGTATGTCACCCAGCAAGTGTTGCAGATTGAGGTTGACCTCAAACGCTGTCTTGATTCCCTGACTGCCACCATCAACAAACGAAATCCCGCCAGGAAGCGTCTCCACATCTCGATTCTTCATGCTTGTTGGCACTTGAAGCGGTGGCTTGGTTTGGTAGTCAATGCATTGAGCCTTGCGGAGTTGCTCGTGCTGTAGTTGCTTGATGTCGCCGAGCGCTTCCATGCCAGGGGAGTTGCCGTAGATATCGCCGCCGCTGACGCTCCAGCGTGGAACCAACGCAGGAAACTTGTTGAATCCGCTTTCGCGCAAGAACTTGCCTTGGTCGCCTCCGACCTCAAAGTAGCAAGATTTATACGGCATATTCTTGCTGTCCTTCTTGGTCGTATCTCGATCTGTGCGCGGCTCAATTGCGTGGATGATTGGGATCCACTGGTCAAGACTGCCGCGATCAAACAGATTCCGCACTGAGTGCGAGCAGTTCTTGTAACCGAATTCCGTCACGATCTGGGATACAGTCTGCTCAAATTCGCGGTACAGAGTATTCACTCTACCTTGATAGTCGGTTGCAATAGCGTATTCACCAGTCGTGATTGGGTAGTGATGTATGACATTCTTGAAGTCTGGCAAGACAATCGAAACTCCCGTACCAAATGCTCCAAGTTCTTCATACATCGTGTGCAATGCGCGGTAAGTATTCGACTTCTGGAATACCAACTGCATTCGTCTTGTGACATCGTCGAGCCATACCTTGACTGGCGCATACGAGTTTAGTTCTGGATCGCCAGTTCCAAGTCGGAACCATTGGCGAGCGGGGCTAGTGGCGCCAGCCATCATGCCAGCGCCTAGCGTTCGCAATGCGCGGGTGCCAGTGTTGTCGTAGATGCTGTTGTGTCGGCGCCATCCCTTGTCGCGGTCTTGTCGGAAGTATCGACCATTGCGAGGCAGCACATATGATGTGATCTCTTGCCAATGCGCCCACCATGACGCTCGCTCAGATTGGAGTTGCCCCCAACGAGTCAACAACTTCTCGCGCTGTGGAGCGCCTTTATAACTCTCGTTGTTTGCTGGGTATTGGCTCATCAACTTCCTAGAAGTGTTGACTTGCCGAGCGCAAGAGCGTTTGGATCAACACCAGTCGGGCCAGTCAGCATGGTTCCTGCTGCACCACCCATTGCACTGGCTGACTCCATGATTCCTGCGACATTTGGAGTCTGTCGGTTAGCCTGGTTGATCGCCATCTCAGACTTCTTGCGTTGACCTTGTGCGGCGTTGACTGCTTGCTGTTGTGCCGATTCTTGCCTAGACAATGCTTGTGCCTGTTTCTTCTTGGCGTCTTCGCCTGAAGCAATTGCATACCCAGTGCCAGCGGCAGTAGCGGCGGCTGCGGTTCCAGCCATGACTGCTCCCAATGTTGTCAAAGCACCTGCTGTGAATAGCGGCATTACTTCGCTCCTTTGATGTATGTTCGTTCACTCATTTCGTAGCCGAGTCTGTTCAATGTCGTTCCCACTGGTTCGTGTCCTTCAATAACCAAGTCACACATAGCAATGATCTGAGCGCCTTGTTCACGCGCCCAATTCTCGTAAGTTCTGATCAACTTGATGGAGGCAATTGTGCCTCTATGCTCTTCGTTGACCCACCACATCATTTCGTGCGCCACCTTTGTTGAAGGCGAATACCACACGCTTGTCATCATCGCAGCCAATATTCCAACTGCCTTGCCATCAACATCAATGACAAAGATAATTCCAGACTCCAAGAACAAACGCACGGTGTGAGTGATCTCATCCGTGGTGTGCTTTATCAGTGATCCATGCGGGGCAAACGCAATAAACCTATTTGCCATCTCGACTATCTGATCCAAATCATCAATCGTTGCCTTGCGTATTATGCTCATTAGATTTTCTCTATGGGTACCGTCAGTCGTTTCTGCTGTATGGGTCGTAGTCACTTGCCTTGCCTAGCCGTAGTTTGTTCCGCACTTCAAGCGGCAGTCGCTTGCCTACTGGGTATGCAAATGTGAGAGCAAGCGCGTCAGCGATGTCGGGCGATGCTCCGCCTTGTAGTCGCTTCTTGATCTCGTCTTTGCTCTCTAGCATCTTGCGACCTTGCGCGTCGAACCAATAGGTCGGCGTCGATAGTTCTTGGCGCAACATCGGATCGCTTGGTATCCATCCGCCGTTTTCAATCCACTCTTTCATGTTCCACCACATTTCTGTACGGCGATTCACAAACTGCTGTTCTAGAATGGCTTTGCCACCGAACGGCACTTCAATCGGGTCGTAGTCGAGTTGACGCAAACGATCTAGTACGCCAGCGCCGCCACCGCTGTCAATGAACACGGCGTCAGGCTCCCACAAGTCATAGATCATTGCCACCCTGGCTGCTAGTTGCATATTGTCCAGCCCACGAAACACGACTATGTCGCTTGCTTTCAGACCTTGGCGCCTGATGATTACGCTGCGATCATCACCAAACCGTGCAGGATCAACGCCAACAATCTTGGGCGCTCCATCAAAATCCTTGTCGGCATAACTTCTGTTGGCTGCTGCGTTGGCATCTGACAGGCTGATCAACTGATCTTCAGCGCTGGCGTTGAAGTCGCATAGGTATTCACGACTGAACGATGTCTCCGTCATATCGCGCCGCAAGCGTTCAACTTCGGATGGGATCACAGCGTCCGTGTCGTAGACCGTGTAGATGGCGGCGTGCCAGTCAGGCAACTTCTGCGCCTTGTAGAAGATCTCGCTGAACAGATTCACGCCGTTGGGTGTGCCTGTGAATATTGCCCAGCCATTGCGATCTGACAGCGTTGGCTGAATGATGTCTTCCCACACTGTTGGCTTGATCTGTGCGACCTCGTCAATCACAATGCCGTCTAGGCGAACTCCGCGCATCGCATCAGGATTGTCGGCGCCAAAGATGCGGATCACACTTGAGTTGTGCGCGAATGTGACACTGAGTTCCGATTCATTGATCGTTACGGCGCCAGTACCAATCATCGGCTGCAACTTGTGCTTTATCCTCGACCAGGCAATTGCCTTGGCCTGCTTCAAGAATGGCGCAATATAAAAGAATAAGCCCATTCCTTTGTCGAACCGCATGGCTTTGTCCAGCAACTCCATGATCGCCAGTTCCGTCTTCCCCGCTCGACGGTGCAGAACAAACACATTGAACCGCTTTAGCGCGTAGTGGCAGTTGCGTTGCCATTCTCGCGGCGAGTAATCCACTGCTAGATGCGTGTTGCTCATGTGATCTGTTTAGCATCGGGCTTCCGTCCTGTGATGGCGTCAGGCTGCGGAACGCCAGTGACCACGGTCAGGCTGATGCCGCCTTGATGCTCGACGGCCGTGCGTTCACCGTAACGCTTCGGGTTCAGTTTCATTGCCAGCCATTGCAGGGTAGATACCTGATTACGGATGTGGTTCACGCTGGCAGAGTCAAGCGCCCCAGTCACAGGGTTTCGTTCAGGTTCGGAAGTGGATAAATCTCTCATTTCATCTATCCAAACATGTGCTTGGAATGCCCTTGCGCGCATATACTTGTTCTCGAAATCCTCGATTTCATTCAACCATCGCATAATAGTTGCAATGCTTGGCATTGCCTTATCTTTACAGATAGTCCGCAAAGATTCCCCTAAAGACAACCTATGGCAAATCTCATCTGCTAATTCAACCGTGTACTTGCAGATCGGGCCAGGTCTTACAGAATCAAGAAGCCGCGAAGGTCTGGTTACTTTAGCCATCAATCACCCTATATTCATGCGGCGCTTGCCCGCGAATCAAGTACTTGCACACCTTTTGAACGGTAGAACGCCCAATTCCAAGCATTGCGCTGATCTTGCGGTATCCGTAACCATGTGTTTCATGCATAATTCTAATTTTATCCACGGTTTGTTCTGAGTGTCGAGCGCGCTGGTGCGTTGCACCAATGCGGTATCCATGCTCGTTTAGTGCCACTTTGATTCTGCTCATGTAAGAAGATATTACATATTTTCATTACATAATGTCAACACTTATGCACGAACTGGATATGGCATTTTTTGATATTTAAGACTGGCAATCAATTTTTTACGCCTTGCTCCTTTGGCATTGATAAACACATACCTATGTTTTCTTGGTCGTTCTTGAATGCTAAATCTATCTCCAAACTTATCTCTAATTTCTTTTGATGTGTATTTATCTGCAAGCGTTTGACAATGCTTGTCTAATCCTTGCACTGTCCAATTTGTTCGTTTTGCTGACAACCCTGTATAAATCCAATTTGTAGCCTGATAAACAATTCCAACATGTCCTTGATTTATTTCAGCAAACGAAACAATAATTTCTTTCCCTGCGTGTTTAATTGTTCTTCCAATTAGAAAACTTTCTCCGTTTTTAGGTACAGAATCGCACACCCACAAACGAGTTAATTCAACCACATTCTTTGCATTTTCTAACCCAGCAATTCCAGATCTCAATGGCGCACTGCTAGGAGTTCCATAACATACAACACCTTTAATTTCATTGTTTAAAAATAACCCAAACGAAACGCTACAAGGTGCTTTGCGATGCAAATAATGTTCTTTTATAACTATAGACATTGCTAATTTGTAATCAATTTGTTTAATTTCGTATTTTTCAAGAGCCATTTTTTCCTTAATTAAACATGTCGCCATGCTCTGTATAAATTTTCGTTTTTTTTGTACATATCAATCAAACTTGGTTGTCTTGCACTCCCACCAAAAATGAACCATCGATGCGCGGCCGTCAAAGTACAGCGGGCAATGATCAGGCGTGAAGAACGATTCCGTACTGCAAGCCAGGCAAACAAAGATCAAGTCTTCTGGTCTGTAACCGTAATTGTAGAGTTGCGACCTGATCCGCGTGAAGTTGCCACCAGTCAGGCACCCTGAGTCTAAGACGATCAACTTGTGGTATGGGTCAAGTTTGTCAGGATGCAACACCACCTCAAACTCGTTCTTGTATGGGATGTCCACAGGTTCAATCGGCATCGGCTCGCATGTCTGTGTCAGTCGATGCGCCAACACCTGGGCGAACAACCCTGAGTACTCGTAACTGAGTTGCAGAATGGCGATCTTCTGATCACCGTTAAGCCACTTCGATCTGCGAATCGAGTCAGCCACATTGTCAATCAACTTCAACTCCCAAGCCTGTCCAATCAGCAATGCATCCATGTCATGCTCCATTCTGTTAAATGCGATTTAAACGATTCTTTACTTTGGTAATACCTACAGACCAATTCACGCCACGAACGCCGTGGATTCAATCTAATGCGATTCTGTGACCACAGGATCAAGATACCGTCCACCGTTCAGCCAAGTTTGTGGGTGTGCAATGTATTGTGGCTCGGTCGCTTTCTTGCGACACTCATCCGCAAACAGGTTGACTTTCTCAATCATGTATTCAACCGCGTCACCAGCGTCGAGCAGGTCGTGTTCAATAGCGACTAGATCACACGCTTTGCGTATCAGCGCGAGCGACTTCAACTTTCCTACCTTGCGTGGGAAGCATTCCCAGACTCGCTCAATCTCGGATGCTGGGATGCTCTTTGCTAACTTTTTCTTCTCAAACTCTGGCTCGACGGCAACGCCGTTGAGCGTATGTTTTAATTCTGTAATTTGTTCTGTGCTATCTGCTATCTGATATCTGATATCTGATATAGCAGGTCTGGAGCAGACTTCGGGCAGACTTTGAGCAGGTAGTTGGGCAGGATTTGAGCAGGGTTTGGGCAGACTTTGAGCAGCCGCTTTTCCATAACCTCCTTTGGCAGCATGTTTAGAGCCTGAGATCATTGCTTCTCTTTCTCGCTCTTGTCTTGGGTTTCTTAGTCTGTCACCAACTTGTGGGAACTTGCTCTTCAGAACAGGCCAGTTGCGTTCCACATCTGAGTGGATTCTGTACACCCTGCTCAAGTCTGTGCTAAGACCATCGTTCTTCCAAGCGCTGATCAATAGCATGATGTAGCAACCTATCTCCTCCGCAGTCCAGTCGTCAACTATCTCTCTAAAATCAGACACATAAAATTTGAAATACGGCGCCTGTTCCGCGCTTGTTCGAATAGGCTTATTTTGTACACTCATTACAGATCTCTCTCTGCGGCTTCGTACCGCGTATGGGATTCAGAAACGGCTCAGGTTACATGCCTGGGCTGTTTCGCTTTGTAGTTTAACTTGTTAACGCTCTGGTGCAAGGCTTTAGAACCATTCCATAATTATTAACGCCCTGCAAAATATCGATTCCTGTCTTGCGTATCAGTTTGGTTGACTGAAACGATGAGTAATCAACATGGTGGTGATCTCTTCCATACCTGTGAGCCAACCGTGAATATTGCGGATAAATATCAACTAACATCTTTGATTTTGAAGTTGTTCCTTCATGGTCGTAGAAGTCCTTAGAATTTCCACCCTTTACCGTTTGCGTTGCCGCCTTGTTTTGTAGGAACGCCTGGAACAAAATTGTCGCCCATCCAGCGGTCAAGATGTCCAAAGACAATATTGTGTCTTCGTTGTACCTTCCTCGCCATCGAAATGGAATGTCATTGCGAATCAAGATGCATGAGTACACGCGAGTGTTTGTGCGATACGGTGCTTTTTCTCGTCTTCCACCGCCAGCAAAGAATCTGTATTCAAATCCTGCCTGTGCCACATTATTATATCGATCTACAAAGTCTTCGGCTGCTTTAAAAATTGTGCCACTCTGCACCTTTATTCGTTCGTTTCGATTCAAGCGAACAAATCCGTTAATATTGTCGTCAAGTACCCAATGCCATTTTGCGCCACTTTGGATTGCATGATTCCAGCAAAAATTACGAGCAGCCCCTGGCCCTTTGCTTTTGGTATTACCTAAATCATCTAGAGTTTCATACTCATCTAAAAATGATTGGGGTAACACTAGAATTTTTTTCTTATCAATGAACTCAGCGTAATTTCCATATTCGCTTTTCTCAACAGTTATAAAATAAGGCACACCCATCGCCTCTAAAGATCTGCTTGTAAGGCGACTATCCCATCTGCCCTTGGAAACAATATAGATCGGGTGGTCAGGATTCATCGACATAGACCATTGAATCAGATTGTTTTTTGGGTGGGTAAAAAAAACTCTTTGTATCTACAGAGATTTTTATTCCAATCAAATCAGCGAATTTTTTTACATCTTCAAATGTTTCAAAGTGAACAACAATTTGTTTGATTGATTCTTTACTAGGCTGCACAAATTCAGGCATTCCCTGCCAATGCTCTTTCCAAGCCTTTTCATTTTCAAACAGTTCTGGCTGTTGGTCTTTCACTTGTCTTCCTTGCTGCAATGCTTGTCGTCAATCACAATTGGATAGTGCCTAAGACAGTACCGCGCCTCGTTCTTAATCCAGGTCGGCGTTCCCTTGACGATCAGCAACTTGTACAAGAACTCGCGTGTCATCTTGAGGGCGTTGACTTCTTCGTGTGGAAGTGTCATTGCTCGTTCCGTGGTTCATATCTAGTTACTCGTTGTGCCAATCTCCACACACCCATTGGTTTAGCCCCAAGCACGAAATGTTCTCGATAACTGCATTGATCAAGAATGTTATACATGCCGCCAGAATCACCACAAACCATTTCCCATTCTGTTACTTCTGGAGTCAATCCAAAGCAAGCACTGGAATCGGCTGGTACGCAGTCTTCTTTATTTACACCATAATAATATTTTGTACATGGATGCCCTTTAAATTCAGCAATTGATCTGTATGGCTTTACTTCAATAAGTATTGTGTGTGATCCGCAAACTTTTTTGCAGCAAGGCAATATCAATTCAAAATCTGGAGTCCATCCTTGCAAGTCATACGGCTCGTATTTATGTTTCCACTCATAACAATCAAAAAAACAAGCCCATGTTGCCTCTAATCTAGATCTATATTCAACGCCATTATATTCTGTTGGATGTGCTTTAAATTTGTAATTTGTTTTGTGCATTATTTCTTCACCTTCATCGATTCCTCAATTAGACTGCGAACCTCCGCGATCCATAGCAAGCGCTCGTCAGGCGATGCATAAGTCTGGCACCGCTCCTCAAACGCCTTACCGCTGGCTGTGCTGGCGCCAACGGACACGGCGCTTCCTGTGACGCTGTTACCTGTCAGCGAACGCATAGCGTCAAAGATCAATGTGCGCGCAGTGATCGCATCCCTTGATCGCTCTTGCGATGAAGATGGATATGCAAAACCACGCCGTGCTAGAGCAATTTGAACTGCTGCGTTTACTTTTTCGATTGAATACAAACCACCCATTAAGACACCTTGAGTACTTTCTGCTTGCTGTGAAGCATTGCAAATGCTAGCGGCTGACCAGCCTCAAGCGTTGCGCGGATCAGTTCCTTGTTGGGAACAATCGTAATCACCTTAGTTGTAAACGCTTCAGGCACATCGCCAGTTATCTCCAGCGCCCTGACGCCGCCAGGATTGACAAGCGTCACGCGGTGTCTGGCTGTTTGAATTGTCGTGGTTGCACTTGCTTCTAACACGCGGGCAATCTGCCCTTTCATCCAGTCTGCAATCTGTGAATCGCGTTTTGAAAGTTCCAACAAGCGTTTTGATTCTGCCTTGCGACCTGCTGCCCTATGCTCAATCTCGCTAGAAATTGCTAGGAGGTCGTCTATGGCTGGTTTTAAATCGTTACTTTGCGATGCAAGCCAATCTATCTGGCCTTCTAATTCCACGCCAACTAAACCACCGTCTGCCTCAGTAGATTCAATCAACTGCTCTAGTGCCAACGCCGCCTGTGATGCAGTAAAGACTCTTTGTGTAATGCTGTTCATTGTGTTTCCTTTGTAAGAGCGAGGCTGACGGCTCCGTCGAGAACCGCCAGCCCCTATGTTTAAATCAAAATGGGATCTCGTCAATGTCAATTGGCTTTGGTTGTGGAACTTCCACTTCCGCTGGCACTGTCACTTCGTCGCTGAGATACTCGCGGCAACCATAGAGCGTGATACCCTTCTCGTTATTCACTGCTAATAGTTGCATCCTGCATTCGGCATCTATTGCGTTGCGGCAGCACTCGACAATCTTGTCATCAAAGCATGACACCCAGTACTCTTTCATGCTGTCCTGAACAAGGATGCCAGTGCGCGAAGTTCCAACCTTCGTTGGCTTTGGATCGCCTACCTTGCGGATATACACAGGCTCAACCTGAATCGTCGCATCCGCAGGAACACGACTTGCACGGTGATGCAAACCACCGCTTACAGGCGCTGGCGCTGCTGTCTTCGCCTTCGGCTCTGTCTTTGCCTTTGGCGCCTCAACAACGGTTGACTCAACATAAGTCGCCGTGTCCGTGTGGATCACTTCATTGCTGATTCCAACAGGCGCAGGGATTTGAGCCTGAGCGCGTTCCACCTTTCGGGCGGCAGCAACTGGTGCTTGCATCACGGACACAGCAACATGATCATCTGCCTGGCTCATCTCTTCAGTTGAGTACAAGCCTGACAGTTCAGCAGGAAATGCTCGACGCAATGCAATCATCTCGGCGCACTTCGCAAGCATCACGCTAGGAAACTTTGCCCACATGTTGCCTTGCGTCTGCGCGTACTCGCTCCAAATGGCAACGGCAAACAGCGGATCAACAAACGACGATCTGCGGACGCCAACCTTAGCCGCCATTGGTGGCGTCTTAGCCAGCCAAACATCGACCCACACGCCATCCGCGCCGCACCAGAATGGGCCGACTTGGCCAGCGTACTCGCCGCTGCGCTGTGCAACTAAACGAGCGCCGTCAATGCTGACCTGCGTTGTCATCACGCCGCCACGCTTGATCGCGTAGATCTGCCTGGCGAATGGGTCTAGGCCAGTGCGCTTGCAAATCGC